AATCCGTCACCAAATTTAGTTCTCTTAGTTCCTGCTCCAGACAAACGCCTGTAATACGAGCTTAGTATGGGCACGCCGTGTGTAAGCGCGACACCACACTCCCCAATGGCTCCTAACCACTCCTCCATCTCACGTGGCGAACGGAGTGGGAGTGAACACAATGCGTCCTTGTGGAGAACTTGCGGGATGTTGCGAACCATTGTCCAACCGTTAACGGTATTTACGGGACGCATTTGGCAAAACTCGATCTTCTCAATGTCGTACACGGGCACCTCAGCCACCATTCGGAAACCTAAGTCGAGAAACCACGACTCCAGGTTCACAAGGAAGCGATCCAAGTCCTCAGATTCCATGAATACCACGCAGTCGTCTCCATTATTCATCAGTTTGATGCTGACCCCACGCTCCTTTGCGTAAGCCCATACCATCCCACACATGATAATGCAGTTACCGAGCGCGGTGTTCATGTCCCCTGAACAACGTTTGCCCTTGAATTTGTACTTCACCTTACCGTCCTCACAGTATCCACGACCTACATTATACATCTGCCGGTTGAGCAACGTCCTCAAATGGGGATCGTTTCTATGGATTTTGAGATAGATGTTATGTTCCCATTGCAACACTTCAGCACTTACATGCATGTCGAACTTGGTGGCATCTAACCCTACTGCTACAGGACGTTTGAACGAGTTCCACTTCCCAGCACATATTCTACCAACACGCTGCACGTTGTAACCCTTCATTACAGTGGGTCCATCTCCGAAAACATCAGCGATTTCTTCGTAGATTGCGTGCTCTATGTGTTTAATGTAGCGACCCACCTCCAAACAATGTCTTGGGGACCTTGGTTGGATACAACGGGGTGCCTTATTGGGGGGAACTTTTTCAGCCTTTACGAAAGCCTTCAAAATCGCATCAGTGGAGTCCACAGGTTTGATCAACAAGGAATCATTCGCGTTCTGGTAGATCTGTTTCTTGCGACCCTCGTACTTGGCCACGACAGCGTCGTGGGTTTCCGGGGTGGATCGAAACTTCCCTACTAACTTCGCAAATGGTCCTAGTCTCATTTCAACTACATCCGCTGAGCATTTTGGGGGCTCTTGTAAAGTGCCATTGACCACGCACTGAAACACTCTCTCATTAAGTGCCGTGGCCAGTGTGCCGATGTCAGGATCATTGACCCTAAGATTGACCTGGGGAGCTACGCCGCTGACACAATATAGCGTTCGCTCCCTACAAGGCGCCTGGGTTCGGGTCACCGCCAGGTCGGGGTGCAAGTTGACACTAGTGTGACGCACCCCCGGTAACCCTACCAAGCGTCCTCAGAAGTCTGGTTCAGTTGGGCGCCAGTCCCAACCGAACCATCCTTCAAACCGTCTGCGTGCAATTTCACCCCAGTCCCTGGCGGCTTTCTCATGCA